CGTGTTCTGTTGAGCCGTTCGGTTAGCTGTAATCAGGTAATCTATGGCCTTATAGATGCACCCGAAGCAGCATATGCAGATGGTACTTCTGCACCTGTTGAGCAGATGCCGTTCATGGCGTACTTCAAGCGGTCAGGCTACCGTCCGGTTAACGACTTCATTCAGAAGCAGCTTACAGACCGTAAGATTCTGATGCACAAGGCGTTGATTGAGTTCACGACAGAGAAGCAGAAGAATGGCGGCGTAATCTACTGGACACCGAAACTTTCCTTGGTGAAAGAGGTTTCAGGTTCGGATAGCGACAAAGCCTTGATGAAAGACTTTGCGGATACTGTGATGGCTCACAACGAGACTGTGTTCGCAGAGTACAAGTCAGCAACAAAAGCTTCAGCATCTTCAGACGACATTGATTTGTCAGAGCGTTTGGCTGGCTAATCATGTTACAACTCGTAGAAGTCCAAGACTTCCTACAGAAAGCGGGGCGGGGGGAGATTGACTCCTCTCGCCTCGAACATCTGATAGAACAGTTTGGCGAGGATTGCAAAGCAGCAATGCGAAAGCAGTTCTCTAGTAGGGGAGACTACCGGGTTCGTATGTCCGGTGTCGGTCGCCCCTTGTGTCAACAGCAACTTGAGAAGCAGGGCAACAAACAAGATGTTGCCTACAATGATATCGTGCGGTTCGCAACTGGTGACCTGTTAGAAGCCTTTGCAATTCTTGTGATGCGGGCTGCAGGATTAGACGTGGTTGCGGAACAGAAGAAGTGTTCCCTCGAACTGGGTGGACAGACCGTCAACGGAACCCTAGATGTCATCTTGAACATTGATGGCGAAGAAGAAGTCTGGGATATCAAGACAGCAAGTCCATGGTCGTTCGACAACAAGTTTTCTGGACGCGGTGGTTACGATGTTATCAAAGATGATGACCCCTTTGGGTACGTCATGCAGGGACACTTGTATGGTGAATCAGAAGGTAAACGCTTTGGTGGTTGGATTGTAATCAATAAGTCAACAGGTGAGTGGGATTTCGTAGAGGCACCCCGCGAACAGTCTGAAGACCGCAAGGCATATCTTGAGGATGCGAACAAGCGGGTAGAAGCAATCGTCAATGATGCACCGTTCAAGGTACCATTCCAGTCTGTTCCTGAGACAGTCACCATCGACAGACAGAAAACAGAGACAGGGAATCGCTTGATGCCCAAGACCTGTACCTTCTGTTCCTTCAAAACAAAGTGCTGGAAGAACGCAGAACTAGCCCCGAAGATAACATCTAAGGCACGGTTCAAGCCTCACGTCTGGTACACAAAGCTTGTGAAGCGGGAACTAGACTGATGCCGGTCTTGTACACACGAGAGTATCCCCACGAACTGTTCGACTTGAATCCAGAACTACGCTGCGTGTTCGTAGAGTCACATGAACGTCGTGGGGGTGGTCGTTCTACTGTAAGGGTTCGTGGCTTGGAGATAGCATTGCCTCTGACCCTGCGGGATAACTATTCATCCGAAGGCTCCTTAAAGTCTGACACGGAAGCACGTGATATAAAACTCATAGAAGAGGAATTTCAAAACATTGTTCATCATCTGCGACAAGGATTGGTAGTATGCCTACCGACAATGGAAATCTCAAAAGAAATATCGCATCTAGAAAAACGGTCCCCAAAAGTAGGACAGTATCTATTAAAAAGGCTAGAAGGGGTGAAGGCGGGATTTCCGCTGCAAGGATTATGAGAAAAACACGATATCGTTCACAGTTCGAAATTAACCTTGCAAGGTCACTTGCGGACAAGAAGATTAACTTCGAGTACGAACAGGCAAAGCTACAATACATACCCAAGCCGCGAACATATACGCCCGACTTCTATCTTCCTGAACAGAATATCTATATAGAAGCGAAGGGACATTTGGATAAGGGTGACAGGGTAAAGATGCAGCTAATCAAACAACAATACCCCGACTTGGATATTCGCTTTGTATTCGTTCGGGCCACGAACAAGATTTACAGGGGTAGCAAGACCAGTTATGCTGACTGGGCAAACCGATATGGTTTCCCATGGGCAGAGGGTAGTGTGCCAGAGGAGTGGTTAAAAAATGACGGATGACAGGGATTATGAGGTTGGTAGCTTGCTGGCTGACAGGTGGTACATTATACTAAAGAAGACAGACGAAGAAAGTTTTAGAATGTCAGCCTATGATACAACTGCTATACCTGACGATGAAGATGACTACATGGATGCCGGATTCGTGGCGCAGCAGGGGATTGTCGAGATGCTAGAGAATGATTTCGACAGACTCATACAGGCAGGACTGGCTCGTATATCTTTTATGGAAATGAAAGAAACTATGCTAAAGGAACTAGAAGAAGAGGGCGTAGAATTAGACAGTATTGACCGTATAACAGGTCGTGATGAAAACATAGTTAAAGTAGATTTTGGAACGAAGCAATGAAATTAGATGAGTATCAGATGCGGGCGGAAAGCACCGCAGTTTATCCGCAAGAATATAATGTTCTGTATCCGACATTGGGTTTAGCAGGTGAAGCCGGTGAAGTTGCTGACAAGGTAAAGAAGCTGGTTCGTGATGGCGAACCCCACCTTTTTTACAAAGATGATATTGCAAAGGAACTGGGGGATGTGCTATGGTACGTTGCAATCTTAGCACGGGACTTAGGCTATAGCTTAGAAGAAGTAGCACAGAGAAATCTAGACAAGCTAGAGGACCGCAAGAATCGCAACATGTTGCAGGGCAGCGGAGACAACAGATGAGACACGAGGCATACATGAAGTGTATGGAAGATGAAAATGAGCAGGCCGGTAAGATGGCCTATGGCGGCGTTGATATGGTCAACAGTCCGCCTCACTACAACGCAGCGGGAACAGAGTGCATAGATGCAATCCAAGCTGCAACCCTTGATGGGTTCGAGTATTACCTACAAGGAAACATAATGAAATATCTCTGGCGATATCGTTACAAAAATGGTAACGAGGATTTGAAGAAAGCGCAGTGGTATTTAGATAAATTATTAGAGGTTCGAGGAGAGAACAAATGAGCAACCAACTACCAACATCATATCAGCAATTCATTCACAAGTCACGGTACGCCCGCTGGATAGATGACGAGCAGCGTCGTGAGAACTGGGGTGAAACTGTAGACCGTTATGTATCCTTCATGCTAGAGCAGGTTAAAGGTAAGTGCGGTGTCGAACTACCACCTTCTGTTCGCGAAGAGATTGAAGACGGCATCCTGTCCTTGAAGGTTATGCCATCTATGAGGGCAATGATGACTGCAGGCCCTGCCCTTGCACGGGATAACGTCTGTGGTTACAACTGTAGCTACATCCCTGTAGATAGCCCTCGTGCCTTTGATGAGTGCATGTACATTTTGATGTGTGGTACAGGTGTTGGTTTCTCTGTAGAGCGTGAAAACGTAGACAAGCTACCTGTAGTTAGCGACAACTTTAATGATTCAGATACTGTGATTAAGGTGGGTGACAGCAAGCCCGGATGGGCGAAGTCACTCCGCGAACTGATTGCACTACTCTACGCTGGTCAGGTTCCTTCGTGGGATATGTCAGATGTTCGTGAAGCTGGTGCGCGACTAAAGGTTATGGGTGGACGTGCTAGTGGTCCACAGCCCCTTGCTGACCTCTTTAACTTTACTGTTGAGATATTCAAGAAGGCACGAGGTCGCAGACTGTTCCCGATTGAGTGCCACGACTTGATGTGTAAGATTGGTGAGATTGTGGTTGTTGGCGGAGTTCGTCGCAGCGCACTCATCAGTTTGTCGAACCTCAATGATGACCAGATGGCACACGCCAAGTCAGGCATGTGGTGGGAAACAGAACCACAGCGAGCGTTGGCGAACAATTCTGTGTCTTACAAGACAAAGCCTGAGATGGGTACATTCATGCGTGAGTGGCTTGCCTTGTACGACAGTAAGTCTGGTGAGCGCGGCATGTTCAATCGTGAGGCTGCTGACAAGCAAGTGGCTCGCAATGGTCGCCGTGAGACAGGACACATGTGGGGTACCAACCCTTGTTCTGAGATTATCTTGCGTGGATATCAGTTTTGCAACCTGTCGGAAGTAGTGGTTCGCGAAACGGATTCTTTGGAAAGCCTGAAGGCAAAGGTTCGTATAGCTACAATCTTGGGAACCTTGCAGTCAACCTTAATTGATTTTAAATACTTGAGGAAGATATGGAGAGACAATACAGAGGAAGAGCGTTTGTTAGGCGTGTCCTTGACTGGTATCATGGACCATCCCGTTTTATCCAAAAATGTAGACAGCAAGCGTTGGTTAGAAGAAATGCGCGAAGTCGCAGTGGAGACGAACAAGGAGTTTGCGAACATGCTTGGAATCCCGCAGTCGGCTGCAATCACTTGTGTAAAGCCGTCGGGTACTGTGTCACAACTGGTGGACGCAGCGAGCGGGATACATGCAAGGCACAACGATTACTTCATCAGAACCGTTCGCGGCGATAACAAAGACCCCTTGACACAGTTCCTTGTTGAAAGCGGTGTCCCTGCAGAGCGTGACGTTATGAAGCCGGACTCAACAACCGTCTTTAGCTTTCCAATGAAGTCACCAGATGGTGCCGTTACACGAACACAAACAACTGCCGTTGAGCAGCTAGAGTTGTGGAAAACATACGCCATTCACTGGTGCGAACACAAACCGTCTATCACCGTGTCCGTAAAGGAACACGAATGGATGGACGTTGGTGCGTGGGTCTACGAGAACTTTGACGTTGCCTCTGGCGTATCGTTCTTGCCTCACAGTGACCACACATATCAACAGGCTCCATATCAGGACATAGAAGCTGATGAGTACCTAGAGTGGAAGCAGCGCATGGAAATTGTCACGATTGACTGGGATAAGTTGTCTGAGTTCGAAAAGGAAGACAACACCAGTGGTTCGCGGGAACTAGCCTGTACTGCAGGTGTCTGTGAAGTTGTGGACTTGAGTGCGGCATGAACTGCTGGCACTGCAAAACTGAACTTATTTGGGATAGTGATGTTGACAGGGATGATGATTTGTACTACATTATGGTCACATTCCTACACTGTCCCAAATGTGGTTCAGATGTAGAGATTTGGTTACCTAACATTGAGGAAGAAAAAGATGAGTGAAGAACAAAAAGACATCATTACGATTGATGGAACAGAGTATGATTTTGATACTTTGGAAGACGAGCAGAAGTACGTCATCAATCAGATTCGTGACTTGAACGGTAAGATTGCACAGGCGCAGTTTGGCATAGACCAGCTTCGAACAGCACAGTCTGCCTTTACGAACATGCTGGTTGAATCTGTTCAAGAAAATAACGAAGAGGGAGAGGCGGCATGACCACCTTGGAACCAGCAGTTTGTGACCGCAAGAAGTTCGACTTAGACCTTTCCTATGGTAAGGTTCGCGAACAGCAGGTTGCCGACATGCTCACAGATAAGAAGATTGAAGTCAAATCTGAACGCGGTATGTGGATGCGTACTGGGAACATTGCTATAGAGTACGAATCCTATGGCAAGCCCAGCGGCATCGAAGCAACAGAAGCAGACTACTGGTTCCACAACCTTTGCATTGGTGATGACACTTTTGCAACCCTTGTGTTCGACGTACCATCCTTGAAACGCATCATAAACAACCTCGACTACAAAAAATCCGTGAGTGGCGGAGACAACAACGCTTCACGGATGTATCTTCTGAATCTCCAGAAGTTGTTTTCAACAGATGTAATCAAGGCGTATAAAGATGAGCAACAAGCATCCTAAAGCCGAACTGTTCAAGTTCACGGCACACATGAATGACAAGGGGAACATAGAGTTGGATATGGATTCTGTAGACCCCGAACAGTTTAGTCGCCTAATGGAAAAAGACCTGCCACAGTATGAAGGAACCTTCAAGGTAGCAAGTCTTTTGCGTTATTTAAAATCTGTTGGGGATGAAATGATGGAGAAGTCTAGCAGATATATCTAGCTACTTCTTGTGTGTTTCCTGAACCCTAAACCTAGCCCGTAAACTAGACCCCTTGTGACGCTTATAGCCGTCCTTGGGGTTTTTCATTAGCTGATATCCGCTACCCTTCTTCATCCAGTGATAGCCTCTGGGTGCGGGAACTGTTTTGATTTTAGTAGCCATTCTTCTTCTTGGCCTTTCCACCGTACATCATGCCCGCCATCTTCTTGTCTACAGGAGGTTGCATACCAGCCTGTTCACGAGGTTGCATTGGGTTGAATGATGTCATCATCTTATTTTCAGACGCCATAGGGCTGCGAACCATTGAGCCGTAGGCGTAGCCTTTGGTCTTGCCACCACGGGCCATATAGCCCATCTTGTTGCGAACAGGCTTGGGTAGCTTTGCAAGCCCCTTATTGTCCTTCGGTATTTGCTTCATTTTCATCTCCTATTAGGGTAGGTAATTCACGCTGACCCATACGGGCTAGTTCTGTTGTTGCGAACTCAACAAGAAGTCCGTTTAAGTTGTCTACATCTGTTCGTGTGACCAATTCAGGGTATTTGAACATGTTGTTGATGATGCGGGCTGCTTCTTTGTTACCGGCTGCAAGCTGCAATACCTCAATGCCGGATTGTGCAGCCATACGCACTGCGAACTCCGAAGTGACGTATAGCGGGCTAACCATACCACGGCTAATGTTATACAAGCGGCTCAAACCTTCATTGACAGAGTATCCTTTGACAACACCTTCTACGCTACGTGCTTGTGAAGTAGCGGCACGGTCTAGGAAGTCTGCAATGTCTGTAAGGTAGCTTACGTGGTCTTCACCTAGCATCATTTCGAGCATTTCACGATGTTCTTGAACATCTGCCAGCATGACTTCTGGTGTTGTGAATTGACGAACCTTCATCTTGCCGCCATCCAAGGCAGTCATACGCATACCCTGTGAAGGGGCTAATCCACCACGGTTCATAAACGCCTTTGATACAAGACCACTGACAGCCCTGTCAAACATAACTTCTGCTTCATCTGCAGATTTACCTGTCTTGACGACTGCTGGGATAAATGTGTCGCGAAGAGTGTCGAACTTTGTTTCGCTACCGTTCAAGATAAACTGGTCGTAGAACTGGTCAGGTGTTATATCTCCCGTGAACCGCTGAAGGGCGTTCAAGGAATCTGCATCCATCTTGATATTGTTATCAGCGTTGCGGCGAACTTGGCTTTCAACGTTTGCAAAATCATCTGCGAACTCTTTGTACCGTTTGCGAACCGCCTTGTTCTCGCGGATGATACGGCTGATGTCACGGGCTTCGGAGTACATGTCCCCTAAGTTTACCAAAGGTACTTCGACGTTCATACCGTTTTGCCGAACCGTTACAGTTGTCAGGTCATTCATCAAACCTTCATCTGCAAGATTCTTGAAGCTGTAGCCACCCTCCAGTACACTTGCAGGACCGTCTGTCTTTTCGAACACGGCAATAGCCCGCTCTGTCCAGTCGGCGTAGATTTGTTCGTTGACTAGATTTTGAATAGCCGCGAACTTTGCCTTGCCTTCTTCTGTATCCAGATTGAAGACAGTTTGTCCATCAACACGGTCACCCCAATCTGTTGCAAGGTTATCAATCATGCTGCGGATGTCGGCTTGGTCTGCAGGCTTGTTGTTCAAGGCACCTGTAATCTTAGAAGTCAAAGGGCGTATGTAGCCGAAGGGACTGCTCTGTTCGTTTAGGTAACGATACCGCGTCATGCTGTTGGCATCGACTTGCATTTTCTCTGGGCCTTGACGACCATCTTCTAGTTTGCGAACCGTGCTACCCCTGCGGAGTCTGTCGCCAATCTCACTACGGTATGTTTCGCGGGCTTTTGTCAAGAGAGAGAAGGTTTCACCGTCTTGAGTACGGATTAAGGTATCCATGTTAGCCGCGAACATTTGGACTTCACGACCCAATTCTGGCTTGGATTCACGCACACCATAGGCATAATCCCGGAAAAAACGTCGCATCTCATCGACCTCATAGGCATTTGCCTGTGCAAAGGGACGGAAGCTAGGCGAGATTCGCTGCATTTCGAGGGCAATCTCTAGGTCTGACATGTTTTCGACCAGTTCTTGACCGAACCCGTTAGCTACCAGTGTTTGTCTAATCTCGCCCATAGTTTCTGCAGGAATGGTTCGTTTGACCATATCATCGAATGTCTTATAGCCGATACGACCCATACGTCCCGCAAAGAACTGACCACCGGGACTGAAGAAGCGAGCCATATCTGTTTCACCAGCTTTGCTCATCAAGTCAACAACCGCATCGTGCATATCAATAGGTGGAGCAGTCTTAGCGGCTTCGCGAACCGCATTATATGCTGCCTTACCTTTTGCAGACATGCTTTCCAGATGAGCATCTAAGGCATCTTCCATAGCACGAGACAAGCCTGCAATATATCCACGTCCTTTACCCCGGCGGGACTTCAAGCTAGTGACTCTATCTGTAACACCGGCATAGATATCCGTAACGACTTCACCAATCGTTTTACGTTCATCAACAATCTTGCCCAGACGCTTTTTCAAGGCAACGTCGGCCTCTACTAAGTTCTCTAGAAATCCTTCTGGAACATCAATGGTCGGGTCAGAAAGAACCTGTTTGCGGATATCGCCCAAGATTTCTAGGGTGCTTTCCGAACGGCGATTCAAATCATCTTTGAACTTGGTGGTTGCATTGCGGGTGTTGTCAAGCATCGCTTGGATTGACTCGCGGTCTGCAATACCGTCTGTTACCCGAACAAACTCTTGAAAGTTGTCCAAGGCAAGTTCTGTTGCGCGAACCTGTGCGTCTGCCTGCTCCATCAATTCAACCATATAGGTTGCATCCATGTTCTTTAGTTTCTTGGCATCTATCTTATTTATGGACATAGCGTGTAGGGCTGCAAGAGGTCCTAAGTTAGATGACTGTGCGAACGACATAGTAAACAGTTCTGTAGCCTTTTCTCGTGCTTCTTCAGGGAACCGACTTACAATACGGTCTTGTAACTCGACGTAATCATCGACAGCCTTCAAGATTTTTTCACGGGCTGCAGGGCTAGAGGTGTTGTTCACCAAATAGATAGAATAGTTGATTGCCTTGCGCTGTTCAGCAGTTAGCTTAATGCCGGTTGCTGCTTCGTATTCCTTGAGGGTATTGTCTGTAATATTAAAACCCTTGTACTTTCCAAAGGTCATAAAATCAGCTACGGCAGATACATTAGACCCGACACCGCCTCTAGGTGAAGATAGGAACTTAGAAGCCTGACCACCTATAAAACGAGCAGCCGGTGCTATTACAGTCATCGTACCTAGCAATCCGATTGCCTCTGCAGATGCAGGGTCCATATCGTAGGCTGAAGACAGGTACTCACGTCCTGCAAGCTGTCCTGCAGATAGAATGAGTGCATCTTCCACATTCTGCTTCAAGTACGGATACGCCTTGAGGGTATACATCGACTGCATCTTGCGGTTGATTAAATTCTGACGCTTGCCTTCTAGCACCTTGTACGCAGCACTGTTGGTGGCAGCACCTTTGCGAATCAAAGAATCCATCTCAAGGTCTGTGCTTCGCAGGTCGTCATCCAAGCGGCCCATAGCTTGAGTGGTTCGCTGCTGGCTAATCCCGATACTAAGAGCGTTTAGGTTAATCTTGGTGCGACCCTCTGCCTGATTGATAATCTGTGCAGCCTCGAACGGGTCGTCAACATCTTCTAGAATTTTTGCGTACTTACTAGAGTTCTTCATATTCTCTAATTTGCGTAGGGTTCGCTCACTTCTCAACGCTCCCGGTCCTGCCATACCAACCACGTTCTCCAAGAACATAACCCCAAACTGTTCAGAACGGGGTAGTTCATTGAAGGCTAGGTCGATAAGGTTCGCGGCTGCTTCTTCTGTGATAAACTCTTTTGGCTTTAGTTCGCCATCGACTTCTATCATTGCGCGGGCGTTGTATTGGTCTTCAGTGATTTCATTCGCGTCTAGTTGACGTTTAAATTCGTTGTGGATATCCTTATTAAACGCCATCTTCATGGTTGGATTTAGAGTTCCCTCACCCGTAAGACCAAATATAGTATCTATGGCTTTGTAGGTGGAGTTCAGAGCATTTTGAATGTCGTTACCTCTGGCACCCCATTCTGTAGAAAAGTCAGTCCCCTTTTGCTTTGAATCAACATAGGCACCCGCTGCATTGTATCCCATGATACCAACCATAGGAATACCTGTAATTATGGACTGCCCAGCTTCGGCAAGCCGTGTTTCCAAGGAATTATAAAAGTCTCCAGTTTCGAACCGATTGACAAGGATTTGACGAACCGCTGCGTCTGGCACATACTGAGATACAAGATTATCAAGATTGACACGGTTCTGGGCGTAGCGTTCCGCAGCCGGAATCATCATAGGGTCTTGAACAACCTGCTTGGCAACCACTTCACCTTCGCGAACAAACGGGATGATGACATCCTCGCCGGGAACCTGTGGCTGAGATGACCTTGCCCACGCAGAACGCAAGGCAAGCATGGCCTTTGGATTGCTGTTCACGAACTCCAAGACACGGTTGTTAATCTTGATGTCACCAACCTGTGCTACTTTACCCGCAAGGACATCTTCCCAAGCAGCACCTGTTTGCTGCGCCTGAATGTCTTTAGCAGCGGGTTCTTGCAGGGTTTTAGTTTCGGTTGTAGGGACATCTACAACAGGGTCCATAACGGTAGTCTTGCCGCGAACCGGTTCGTCGAGCATCACCTTGTTTTCTACAGGTGCAATGGAAATACGAGGAGGCTTGGTATCTGTAGCGGGAGCGTCACCTGATGTGTCGAACCCTACAATATCCCGTTCAGCAACAGGCTTCGAATTTTCTTGTGGCTCTGCCATTTATTAAGACTCCATTCCTATTGCTTTTAAAACCGCTTCCATAGATGCAGGCTTTGTACCCTGTTCATCCGTGAAGAAGTTACCCTGCCCATCTGTATAGTATCCAGAGGGGTCTAGTACGAGACCAGTCTTAGGTTCCCCAGCAGCAGGTGCTTCCCCAGCAGCCGGTGAAGCAGCCGCCGGTCGATAATTGGCTTTTTCAATACGGCGAACAACAGCATCGGCTTTCAACATACGAATTTCACGCTTTGTAAACTCACCTGCAGGAACAGTTGCAACTTCGTGCAAGACTTCTAGACGGCGGGTGTTGTCCTCAAAATCGCTGATAACCTGCCCTAGACCTGCACGAGCCTGCGGCTTAGACGTAAACAAACCCGTTTGACCCAAGCGACGTAGCTGGATTTCAAAGTCTTGGTTTGACAGACGACCTGATGGGTCAACAGCGCGAGCCATCTGTGCTGCAAGAGACAGTTTCAAAGAGTCGATTACGGATAGGTTCTTGGCAGATTCAGGGGAAAGAAACCCAGAACGCACCGCAACTTCTGTTAGGCTTGCTGCGTCTGTACCGTCTTCTGTTTCAAAACTCCCAAAGAACTGAGATAGCTGACCGCCTTCTCCAAATATACCAAAGCCTACTTGCTGCATGGCTGCTTTCAAGCCAGTTGGTGTGTTATCTTTGGCAAGCAATTCGTCTAGCTTTTTCAGTTGTTGAAGAGCCGTCTGACTTGCGCTGTATTGTTCGATAACCTGTTCGCGATTTAAACCGTTGGCTTTAAAGTAGTCTTTTGGTTTTTTTAACTCAACTCTTTTCTTCAGCGTACCCACAGTCATAGGTGTTCTATCTTCTTTTATCTTGACTAGGGGAGCGTAGGCTTGGACGGCTGCACGATGGTCACCACCAAATTCTTCTTTGATGTACCCTGCGAACTGCTGGTTCATAGCTTGATTACCGCCCATAGTTCTTTGTAGGTCGCCAAACCCAAACTGTTCCATTTCTACTGCAGACAAAAGAGTTGCGTATGCAGAATCCGCATCTTCAGCACGGGCTACATCTGAAAAGTTTGTTATGAAATTTTGAATACCAGCTTTGTCTGCTCCATAATTCAAATTGGCAGCTATCCGACCCAGAGCATCTATTTGGTTTTGGTCTGAAAACTCTACAGCATCTTCTTTTCTTTTACCTTCGTTTGTGAAAAAGGTAAACACAAAGGCATTTTCAGGATTGGCTATAGTCCCGCTTTGCACCTGTTTCTCTATCAAAGCAGCCTGCTGGTTTAAGGTTACTTGGTCTTCCGGCTTTGATTCTCCCAGAGCAGGGGGCTTTAAACGCTTTGTAAAATCAAAAAGAGCGGGGAATGTGTCTGCCGGATGCAGATACTCAGATTCAACGTCGCCTGTGACTGGGTTGGTTTTACGCTGACCAGCAATGTAATATTGACCGTATTTGTAAACATCATTTTCGAACGCGGCTAAATCTTGCGGATTATTAGCAAAGTGCCTCTGCATACGTGCCTGCTCTTCTGGGTTGTTAACGATACCGTTCATGGTTCGCAACCAAGTTCCACCTGCCCGCATCTGATTGTCAGGGAGGATATGTTCATCCCATTTGTCTGAAGGCTTTCGGAACTGTAGGTTATTGTAACCGAAGGAAGACTCCACATCATTTATAATGTTCGCAGCAGTTACATCGTACTCCAAGCCGCCAAGTTTTGCAGCTTGAGATAAGGCCTGTGAATCTGCATCCTTTTTACCCGCTAATTCAAAAAACTGTTCCTGATAAAACTTCTGCTGTTCGGCTTCCTTTTCTTCTTTTTTTATTTCAGCTTCTCGCATTGCCCGTTTGGTTTCAGTCCAGCCTTTCAAGGCACCTGTTGCGAATGCTATTCCAATACCCATTATTCAGCCCCCTTCTTTCCAGTTAGAAAACCTTTATCTTCTTCAGGTGCTTCTGGCATCATACCTAACCGTATCTTTGAGTTTATACTTTCTTGAACAAACTCGAACATGCGAGGGTTGTTTTGTTTCATCATGCGGAAGAATGTTTCGTCGTCCATTTCCCGCTCTTTACCCGCATTGTCGTTTTCGAACAACCGGTACGGAATATTCTCTTCTTCTGCCATATCCGCAATAAGCAGGGCTAGTGACGGCTTCATAAGCAAACCTACATCGGGAGTGAACATGCCCTCTTGGAACCCTTGAAATATAATACCTTCAATAATAACTTCGATAGAAACACCTATCATCAGCAGCTTTAGCATCTCATCTTTTAACTTAGGCTGTTTGATTCGGGCAATGGTTTTCTCCAATGCAGCATCCGGGTCAGCATCTTGTGGAGGCTGTCCCCAAGGCCATTGTGAATTGTCCTGAGTTAAAGAATGTCCCGGCGGCGCAGGAGAAAACCTGTCGCCAAAACGCTGGTCAATACTGGTCATCTATACTACCTCTTGTTTGGACTCTGTTCGAACAGAAGCTGCCGGGGCGGTTCTAACCCTAGCCAAAGAGCTTGACTCTAGCCCTATAGTTCGCGAACCTTGTCGTTTTGTCATGTATTGTTGTGAAATAGACTGCATATCGGGGTTAACGTTGGTTCGTTGAGCCAGTCGTTGCATAGCTGCTCTTACATCTGGATTGTTCACACCTACAGGGTTTCTAAGAGAGGCTAACCCTGCTACACCTACTGTGGATGCTGAACGAGTAATCTTTGGGGCTTTTATTTGAGGAGCCTGAAATGGACCCCCTTCTTTTTGCGACTTTAAATAGGCTTTGGCTCCGCTGCCTATAAAACTTCCGGCGGCGTCTAGAATAGTGGAGCTTCCTGTGCTATAGTCAAAAGCTGAGTCTAGAAAACCCATGACTCCCCCTTCGTACCCTATGGAGTAGTCGCCCCCTTCATCTGTAAATTGTTCTACGCCCACTACAAAATCCCATGCTTTGTCTGCGTACTCTACAATTGTGTCCCAAAAACTCATCTAACTGTTCCTTTATGTACGACTAGCTGCCCACGATGCCAGCCAATTACCAATCCCCGATGCCAAGTCATCTTTTTGTTGTTGGTCGTATAGCTTCTCGCTGTTCGCGAACTGCATAGCAAGCGTTCCAATATCGTGTTCGCGCTGTAAAGCATTTTCACTCTTCTGAAAGTTCCAAGACGCATTATCGCGATATGACTGCCAAAGATTGTTCAAGGCATTTTGACTCATGTTATAGGCGTTCTGTACGTTTATACGATTTGTTTCATTTTGAAGAGCCGTGTTCGTGGTGTTAATTTCTCTGCGCCACACAACGTTAGACTGGTCAACCGCAAACTTCATCTGTGCGTTGAACTTATCCCGTGAATCCCGCATATTTGCATTGAACTGTGACATTGCATTTGTTTCGGACGTGTTGAATTGCCGCATGGCTGCAACGCGGTTTGCGTTGGCGGTATCGACTTGTGCGCCAAGTTCCGCAAAGAACTCTTCAACCTGTAGCTGGTTCTTGGCGTTGAACTGTTTGCGGGCGTTATCTTCAGCAGCATCTTTGAACATGCCTTGAACCAAGCTAGTATATGTTAGGGTACTTGCTTTTTGTTCGTTGTCCAAGTTCTTCAGGTCTACGGATAAGAATGCCTGTGCGTTCGTAACCGCAGCTTGCATACGGGCGTTCAAGTTAGCCTTGTCCATCGCCGCGAACGTAGCGGCATTAGCTAGGGCAGTTTGCTGCTTATTGTTCAGGTTCGCTAACTGGATGGTTGCATACTTGTTCGCATCTTGTTGGGCAATCTGAACCCCAGACTCCATGAGGGCCTGCGTCATTGCGGCAGAGGCCATCGAACTGGAACCCAAGCCACGAGCCTGCATAATCGAACCAATTTTGCGAACCGCTGGGGCAGCCCATGCTGGCATTGGCGCACCACTTTGCAGGGATGACATGATTTGCCCAAGCTGGTACTGGGTTGTTGCTCGTGGGTCTAGCTGGTCTGTTGCTGCAGTAGCAATAGCCCCTGCAGAGGGGCCAGCCTGTACACCTGTCATGTCAACGTAGGGGCCGGTGGGTGTCAGGGTCGCCCCAGCCATTGGTCCCAAGTCTTGAAGCCCTGATGTAACGTCTGTTACTGCACCAACCTGCCCTACTCCTGCGCCGGGAGCAGCGGGGGTTGTGGTGGCTAAACCAGAGGTGTCGGCAGTAGCGGTTCCGGCAGTGGGGGCCGCACCTATAACCAAGCCGGAATCATCCATCGTGGTTCCGGGGGTTTCTGCAACAAACGTAGGGGTTACTGTTGGCATGTTCGTGGTGCTGCCAGCGGCGGCATTTTCCATTTCTGATACTATGTCTACCATTCCGGTGATTCCTGTCCTATTCTGCTTGCCTAAATATGTGTAATCCCCTAGATTTTCCATCACGTTTTTCTGACCGCCTGTATACTTGGGGTTTACTTCGCGGCGGTTATCCCCCGGAGGATATGCACCGGGAAGGTAATAATCTAGGGATTGAGCAGCCATATCTTAGTCTCTTTGCAAAACCTTATCCAACTTATCCTCGACCCGATGCAAGGCTTCCATGACCTGCCGCATATTGTTGCGAACATCTTCACGAGTTGCGTATTCTTCACGTGTCTTGTTCACCAAGATATTCAATCGTTTTTGTTCGCTATTCTGTTCCTTTAGGAACCACGCTAAACCAGCCACGAACAGGCCGATGAGCATGTCGATAAGGCTGGTCATTTCCATCAGTTAGCCTCTAGGGCTGCTAGGCGTGTTTCTAGCTGTTCAATCTTTTCAACCGCCTCGATTAATGCCTTTGTTAGTAATGGGGTCAGCTTAGACTGGTCAATGCCTTGATAATCAGGAACAGACCGTGTACCCATAACAGCCGCAGTAGTTTCACGCCATTGCTGGCCTTCGGCTAGTTCTTCAGGGCGTTCAACGTCAGTGCTATGGATAACCTCAGCAACCGCTGGTGTTACCTCGTTGCCATCCTCGTCTAGTACAGCCTCAGTAGCTGGCGTGTAGATGTCGCCTGTGGCTGCGCTGACCTCGTATTCCTCATCCATCATACCGTCTTTAGTGCCGCTGATTGCTTCAGGCACGATGTCTTGAACCTCGTGAGCAAGGAAGCCATCGACTGTGGTATCTGCGTCAGCGATAAAGTTAAACCGAACAGGGTTGAGTTGCTTGAGGCGTGTAGTTGCGTCAGCGATGTCAGTGACGTTTTCCTTGAGGCGATAGTCAGATGTTGTGCTGTAGGTAGTTGTCGAGCCGTTTGTACTAATCGCGCCAACATTACTGCCATTACGTCCAAACTGTATAAGTCCATTCGTAGTTCTGTTAGGACCGCTTGTCACATACAACGCTGCATTTGAACCATTTGATTGAATAACAGTATAACCATTTGGTCCATTAGAGTGGTGCATAACCCCTGTTTTAGCCTCACCACCGCTACCACCTAAAGTAGTTCCTATTGCCTGACCGACCCACCAACGGCCTACACTATCAAGACGCATATTTTCAGTGTCTGATGTTCCAGTGTGAAACTGAAGTGCGTCACTTGAACTTGCACAAATGATTGAGGCTCTTTTGTTTTCACTTCCGTCCTCCCAGCCAATCCTTGCTGAGTCACCGTTGCCTTGAGCCATCGTTAGGCCGAACTGTGGGGTTGCGTGTCCAATGCCCACGTGGCCCGCTGCCGTCAGCCTCATCTTTTCGCTCGGTGCGCTGTTTGTGGCTGTAGATGTAAGAAACGCTAAATCACCTTTGGGATATTGACCAGTTACTTGAGCCTCTGGAAACTGTGCAACAATAGACGCACCCGCATAGTTTGGCGTATCATCTGTGTCTGCTCTAGCAAAGTGTAACCCAGCTAGATTACCAGCAGTTTGGTTGGTGTTTACAATGGCAATGCCAGCGTCACTGTTGTTTGTTATAGTTGTTGTGCTGTCATCACCAATAACAACGAATTTCATATCGCCGCCAGTGCCGTTGAATACCGTTGTTTCTGAACCGCCGATGCCCACGGAGCCATTTGAATGGTCAAGGGTTAAGCGTTCTGTC